ATCGACTTCTCAGTGGTGACACGTCATAGAAGAAGGCTAGCGAAAGCCGCAGGAGAAATGGGGCGAAGAGGAGCCAGGGCGTCTGGGCACTTCTGGGTTGTTTGTCATCGTCGGGATGAAGCTCTTTATGGGAGACAATGACCGATCGATCAGGTTGGACATGGGAAGGCGAACCATGTTCCGAGTTTTCCGTCGAGTGCTTGGTAATGCTGTTTGAAAAACGACGGCATGTGTTGGAGATAAAATCGTCACCACACACGGTACCAATTGTGTCAGATGAATACAAGGCAATGGCGACTGACCATGCTGTTTGCCAGGTGAATTAAACCGGGTGCTAATCCGGCGCGCGCATTTTAACGTCTTCGCATGACTTTTAAGGAGAGGAACGAAGTTGGTCCCTGAGCCACAAATAATGTTCAGGCTCAAAATAACGTCGCTGAAGAAAATAACGACGATCAGGAACGGGATCGCGAATTTCAAAGCAACGAAGGAGACCAGGAATGTCGGACATGAATGAAGATTGCCAATCTTCAGAAAGGGTGTTTGAATCATCTTCAGCCCAGTGAAGCGTGGCGGTCAAATCCTCATGTACGTCAACGTACATGTTAAAAGGAGTTGAGAAGTCACGATGATAAACGGCAAGGTAAAAAGGAGGAGTTCGCATGTCCGAACTAATTTCGTACCGATCCGGAGAGCGGGTTAAAAAAGGGCGAGTAAAAAAGAAGGTTTGAACGACCTCTGCGATGTCGGCGTCGGCTGACGCGGCGAGAGAAATGAGCGATGATGCGGATTCATCGTCAAGAGGCAAATTCTCAACTTGAGGAGAGGTGATTGTCTCTTGATAATCATCATCGGAGTCATTCTCAGATTCCGTTCTTGAGTCAACCGGGTCACGAACGGGATGAGTCCAGTCGTCTCAAGCTGCCCACGAAGTAATCGCAGGATTGGTCAAACGAAGGGTGAACTCGACGTCGACCAAAAACGTCTCTGTGGTGGCGGTGGTGATGGTGGGAGTGGCGGAACACGCTATCCAAAGAACTGGTTGATAGTTCAGTGTAGTGGGTCCTCGAAACTGGCCATTGATACCAGCAGACAGCGGGCACGGGACTCGAATCTGGGTAGCCAAAAGCGCGGGTCCTCCAGCAGTGTAGGTGACGGCGCCGGGAAACGAACGCATGGTCGCCTCCGAAGTCGGGGTCGTACCGGCGGGGAGCCAAACTGCTGTGAAACGGGCAGAATGGCCGAGTAACGCGGGGGCAGGGATGAATATCGCCTCAAGGCGAGTGAACTCGGCGAGCTGGTACATGCTAGCGCGATCAACAAGTTTTGAGTGACTGGAGGGGGTGGTCGACGTCGGAAGAAGCCCCGCCGCTGTTGTTGCACCGTATACATAACGGCCGTTCCATTCGCAACCGGGGTTAAGGTGACCAAGGACGGAGGTGGGGGCGGGAAGAGCCGAAGACGCAGACGCCGCAGAAGGGACGGAGGCAGCGGTTGAGGAGGTTGAGGTTGTTGCATTGGTCACTGGTTCCATATTGAAACAAATTTAGCAATTAAAGGCTTATACGGGGCTTTCGGCCTAGTTTCGCATACAATCGGCGAAGTTTATGGGGAAGCTGATTGAACAACGTATAGTGAAAGTCAGGAACCGCGGCACTCATTCGCATTATGTCGTCGTCTGACAAGGGACCAGTCTTAAGGGCGACTTTCATTGCCCGAGGAGATTCACGACAAAAAAAATCAAAACAACCCATTTGATAGACAGCTTCGGCAGGATCAATACAGTCCCAAAGAGCGTCGCCAAGAGAATGGCCAACGTTGAATTCTGTCAAGTACGAAGCAAGTTTTTCAGGGATGGAGTGATCTGCGTGCGCTAACATTAATTTGAAGAACAAGGTGCGAGGGCCACGAACGGCGCCAACATGAGACACATAATACCCGCAAAAGCTGCCATAGTCACTCTCGACTAATTTAAATTGGAGTTTATGGAAGTACTTTTCGACGAGGGCCCATTCAGAACGTAGTGGGAGAACACAATCTATCAACGAATCATCTCCGGAAATGAAAACGGCAACGTCGTCAGGAATGTCGTGTCGCAGATAAGTGACGGCCAAATTGAAGTCGGAATTGAAACAGTAAGTTCCTGGTTCGCCGGTGAATCGCATGCTCGTCAAATTGCCAAATTGACAAGACAAGTTTGTTTTGAGATGAACATACCATTCAATCATGTCCACAGGAATAGAGAAGTATCGCATTCTCAATTCTTCCAAACGTTGAGCTTCTCGACCTTGGTTTGTATCAAAGCCTGTGTAGTCATTGGCACTTTTGCGTCGAGGTCGAACAAAACGTTTTGAGAACTCCGACATTTCTCGCGGGGAGCGACCACCATACTTGAAAAGATTTTGTGGGGCATCACGTTTGTCCATGGCTTCCAGATATTTGACGACAGGACCAAAAATCAGCAGCACGGTATCATGCATCAAAGCCAAAGTTTGACAAGCTTTCCATGGTCCAAAAATGGAACCTTCGTTGATCTTCTGCTGAGTCTTAGAAAAGATGTCAACGACGGTGTGCCGCCAATCAGGGTGGGATCTGTGCGCATTTGCTTGAATGACTTGTTTGGTTTTTGAAGTGAGCGAGTTGTACTCATTAAGTGAAATACACTCGGCGAACAACAAAGGGTCAAAGTCGATTGTGGTGGAAACGTCACGTTTGTAAGCTCGACAATGAGATGCAAAAAGCAAATCTCCGGCAATAATGTCTTGGTGAACCAAAGGCACGGGCTCATCAGAAGGTCGGAAACGCAGTCGCTTGACGATGCTGGCGGGTAAAAGCGTGGGGTCCTTGCTTCCATCATGTCGAGCCGCAATGCCGCTGCAAGGATTAGTTCCGAACTCATAAGGTTCATTGAGATCGTCAAATTGATTGGAAAGGATGTTTTGAAACGTGATTTCTTTTTCAATGGCGTTCACCGGTTCAGGCTCCAAATTGAAAAGCAATTGATAGTCGATTCCAGGGTAAACAGGCTCAACAACCGGGTCAGTGATTTCGTCAACCACGAGTTCAGGTTCACGCGGTTGCGTGGTTGGGATTTCAGAGTGATGTGGTCGACGGGTTTCAGGCAAGAACATGGTGTCAATGGCTTGATCAGCATGGTCGCATACGCTACCAGAGATCCTCAAAACAGTTTCATTAGATCTCAACAGATCGTGGCGAGAGTCAGGATGAGGTCGACGTTGATTTCTTGGAAGAAGAGCTGCGACTCGGGGGCGAAGACTTCTAAATGCTGGTGCCAGAGGGTATTCAAGCCATCCAGTTGGTTGTATCAAATCGACATTGCCTCCACGCAAATTCATAGTGGACAAGGCGAGATCTCGCTCCGAGAGCGTCATGGGAGCACGCACAATGTTGCGACCTGTCAGTTCATTGGCCATTACACTCAGATAAGAAATCGGAGTTTGTTGAACAACAGATGATAACAGTTGATTACGGGAGCCTGAGGTCATTGCCTGTTGGAGGTCACCTGTGAACACAATTCCAGAACGGGAGCGGGTCAAAGCGACAGAGGCCACTTGCGGAGAAATCCTGTTGAGAAAAGGTCGATCAAGCATCAATTGTGCAGGAGCGCGAAAGGTTAAGCCTTGGCTCGCCGAAGCAGTGACGCAAGAGTAACCCATCTCAGTTTGGGCAAGGGCGGCACCGGTGCTAGCGACAATTAAAGGCATCCGGGAAGAGGGGAGAGAGCGAAAGCCGATGGTTCCAACAACAGAAGAAAAACAAGGAACGTCCCACAAACGGCACAATAACTGAAAGGATCGATATGTCCAAAATTGATAAAAAAGACAAAAAGGCATCAGATATTGAGGTTCAGACGGTAGTCGATTGTTCAAAGAATGTGGGGATGTAGAATGGTACTCGCCTTGACATGGATCACAGAGGGCAATGACGGTGGTTATGGCTGGATCTAAAGCAATGCAGAGGTCCAAATATCCACGTGGAAGTTTGTACAATTCATCTATGATCAAGACGTTGGAGGACTTTAAAAGACTACTTTCCCAAGTGCCAAAACGCCACGATTCCCTTTCAGAGAGGCGACAATCATCTTTCCATTCACCGCGAAGTTGAGTGGAAGGGACAGAAACACGAAAGGAAACGTGAGTACTGGTAATGTTTCGAATGATTCTTTTAATGGGATCAGATTTACCAGAACCAGCGAAGCCCTCGAGCACGAGAAGGTCAACGTGTCGATTCGGAGGTGAGACGATTAGAGCATCAACAAGCGCATCGAGACGAGTGAGATGGTCGGGTTGGTAAGACGAAGATGTGGCCAACAAACGATGTAAAATTCCATCATACCCATTTTTCATATTACTGATGAGATTTTTCGCACGCCGATATTCAGGTTGGTACCCCAAGAATCCCGCAGTAGGGATTACATGGTTCGTCGACGTTCGAAAGTTCATGATTAGAGGGTTGAGGACTCGGGTGGCGTGGGATGTTGACATGGGCAAGCGTGTTGCGCGGGCGACGCCTTCCCCCCGCATCAAGGGGAAGACGCCCTGAGGAAAAACCGGAACTGAAGATGAACGAGTGGTGTCACGGGGAGCTTCGATCGGCACTGCACTCCAATGATGAGGAACCCAGTACAAATTCAAAGTGGAAGTCAAACCATTATTGAATCGTCGAATGCCAGAAGGTGTGTGAACGATGGCTGTGCGATCAAAACGGGCCATCAAAAACTCCAAATGATCAGAAGAGAGACCAAGTCGTCGAGTTTCAGCATCGGTTAATTGCGAGTCGGGAAGACTGCAAAGTTCCTCCCAGAGACGCTCGGGAGCTGTGTTAAGCAACGGTGCCAGGCTAGTTAACAAGCAGTCGTTGGATGGGTATGGGGGTCGAGGTGAATTCATGTTCCTTCGACGAGATAAGCCAAGACCACAATCGTCGCCCCAAGAAAATTGATGAATTTCCCGAACAGGTAAAGCGGGTCCTTGGGCCGAGACGTCAGATTCCAAAGTCACGTCGACACTATAATTGACAACATTTGATTCTGGACGTCGAGTAGGCGGAATTACGTCGACACAAGGACCATCCTCTGCAGGCAATACTGGGAAAATGTGACCGTACTCAGGTTGTGTTTGAATTTCAAGTCTGAGGTCCTCAAGCGAGGTAAGTTCATTTTCGGCGTTGACGGAAGGAAGGAGTCCAGATGAAGCGAGCTCTGCGACGGGGGCAGCAGGAGTAAGCGGGCCGTCATCAATGGGCCAAACGTAAGGGTTGCCATTGGAAACAGTGTTTCGACGAGTGATCAAAGGGTGGTATGGATCGGATGTTCCCCAACAACAGGGGCAAAAACGAGCGACTCGAGCAGCTAAATGAGTACATGAATCGTTGATGCATTCGCGTTCTCGAGCATAGTCAAATTCTGGAAAGAGGTCGCACGCGTTTGAGTGGGGTACAACAGTGGGCGCCATCAGAAGAGGGTAGCCGGTGGCACCAAGTTGTGTGCGAACGAATTGACCGTTCATTTCTACACGAGGGTGATTTGGTGAACCTTGGATTGGCCCTATGGGTGGTTCGGGTGGTGGCGGCAAAGATGGTGGTGGTGGAGGATCGAAGTCCCAAGCTGCAGATGGAGAGCCCGCTACAAACACTTCTGTTGATTGAGACCAATCGAACAAAGTGGGATGCATCATGGCTCGATAATTGTCGGCGGCTTGTTGAGCATTGCGATAAGCAATCCAATTGACGAAGGCATAAAGCACGCAAAGTCCAGAAATAGTGGTCAAGCCAATTGTCATCCAAAAACGAGGCGTGGTCAAATTCCAGCGGTCTAGACAGTACCAATAAAGACGATGAATGAAACGGACGCGACGGGGCATCAAAACGAGGCGCCGTCGAAGTAGTTCAAAAGATCGTGAAAAACCTTTCGCAAGTGGGGTCATGAACCTTCGATTCAAGTCGGGACCGACGTAATGTTCCTTTGGGTTTGGAGGAAGGAAAGGTATGACTGCGAGAGGGGGGGCGGCTGAAACGAAAGCCAAGAAGCTACGAAGCACGATGCGGTGACGTGAAATGTAAGCTCTGATACGAGAAAACAGTGTGTCGTAAATTCTGTATCGTTGGACGGGACGAAAACCTGCGGTTTGAGATGAAAATTCGCCAAGATGATCCCAGGCTGCAGAACTGACCCACGCATACTCGGGCTTTCGCTTCTGAGTTCGAACAAAGCCGTGAGGGTCAGTGACGCGAAGGGTCCTGACTGCTCGGGTATACGTGAACAATTCATTGTAGACGGGAGCCGGAACAAGACGATCACTGATGGAAGCCTGCAAGTCTGTGCCATTTGGAAGCAAGTAAGCATCTGGACCGGCAAACGGACGGCGGGAAGGAGCGGCAAGTTCGAGACGTGTGATAATCAATTGATGGATGTTAGAACCAAAAGATTCAACGAACTCGATTTGTAGTTGGAAATCTGGAGTAGTTATGACGCCAGTTTTAAGCCAGAACAAGGTCAAATCGAGGGGTTGAACATAAGCGCCGTTTGCGTACCCCAAGCCACTGTTCGCCTCAGGAGTTTCCAGGTGATATTCGAGTTCATTTGAAGAAGGATGAGTTCTGGTGAAATAAAGTTGTCGAATGAGACTGGACAGACCAAAGCGAAGCTCATGAGGTCCGACGAAGGTGGCTGTAAGAGTTTGCAAAGTTGGAGATGCTTTGAAAAAACTGGCCACGTCAGAGCCTGAGGTGAACATGATACTATCGTGCCAGAAGGCTCGAGGTGTGAGACAGGGTTCGGGACGAGCGGCGGGTCGACGATACCGATTGATGTCGCGAGGAACGAAAGCGACGTTGTTGAGTTGAGTCAAGGCATTGTTATCAGCAGCGATTCTCTGAAATTTTTCGTCTTTCATGAAATACACAGTGGTGGCTTCACGATTAGGCAAATGGCGAAGAATGTGCATTTCCATCGCTTTGTGGATGGGATGGGGATGAGGTGTCGTCCCGAAAGCGTTGGTGTGAATGCCGAGAGTTCGTGTGTAAGTCAGGCCCCATGGAGAAAGAGCATATGGAAAGGCCTGAAGTGAGTTAGCGATGGAGACAGTGGCGCCATTAACAATGGAAGTGGCGGCGGAGTCTCGATGAATTGTGCCTGAGAGAAGAGAAAACACTCTAGATAGAGGGTCAGAACCGATGACGACAAGAGGCAGGTCGAGCAGTAATTTGAACGAAGTGCAAGGGACCTGAGGCCTTGCAAAACTGATGTGATACAGATTAATTCCAGTGCGATAGCAGTGGAAGTAGTGGGCCGTACGCCAAGAAGAAGGGATTAAAGCTAGCTGTGAGGCTAGGATAGAGGATGAAAAACCAGTTTGAACTAAAAAGTCCAAACGTCTGGCTCCTTTTAGGGTCTTGAGATAACAAAATCCTGGGAGAAGAGACAGTTGGTGAGTCAAACCTCTGATGCGTTTGCGCTCCTCTTTCGAGGCAAAAGGGAGCGCTGTGTGGGTCTTAACCACTTCGATAATAAAGGTCGGTTCTAAAGCCATTGAATAGAGCAAGCTCAATATTCAAT